GGTCGGGTGACCCCGCGCACCGTCACCTTTTTCTCCCCCCCAGACCGTGGTGAGCCGCGAAATCGTCGATATGACAGGGGGTCCGGTGGAAACGACGCGCCCTGTGGTCAGCGATGTGGTCGCCGCTCGGGTCAGGGACTTGCGCAAACGCGCCCGCGTGTCACAGAAGACGCTCGCGGCATGGGCGCGCGACCTCGGCGCTCCCTCGTCCTTCACTGCGACGGTGGTCGGGTTCCTGGAGACGGGCCGGACCAGGGACGGACGTCGGACCAGGGACTTCACGATCGATGAGGTGCTGTGGCTCGCCGCGGCCCTGAAGGTCTCGCCCCTGGAGCTGCTCGGCGACTCGATGCCGTCCGGGCGTGCTCGGCGCTCCGGCTTTGCCCGAGCGCTGGAACAGACCCTCGCCAGCGACCTTGGCGAGCTGGCGCTGACCGGACTGGACCCGTCGCTGGCGACGATGGCGATACGCCTCGCCAGGGCGATCGACCAGGCCAGCCCCGACCAGTTGCCGCGGCTGACCAGGGAGCTGCGGGCGACGATTGAGCAGATCAGCGCAGGTCGTCGTGGAAGCGCGGACCCTGACGATGAGGACGACGGCGACGACTTGGACGGTCTCGACGAACCGGAGGACGGCGACACCGGCGAGGTGGACCTGTCTGGCATCGACGTGACCGCGCTTGATGATCTCGGCCCGTGACGCGTACCGGGCGGAGGTCTACCGCCGGTACGGGCTGACCTGCCCGCCCCGGTACGCGACGCTGCGGGACATCCGCAGGCCGACGCTCGGCGGGCGGGTCGCGAGGATCGCCGCCGCGCTCGGCACGCCGTTCATGCCGTGGCAGCGCTACGTCGCCGACACCTCGCTAGAGATCGACCCGGCGACCGGGCTGTTCGTGTACCGGTCGATCGGCACGACGGTGCCACGGCAATCGGGCAAGACCAGCGTGATCCTGCCTCTCGCGTGTCACCGCGGGATGGCCTGGCAGCGGCAGCGGATCTTCTACGCCGCGCAGTCCGGAACCGAGGCGCGCGAGAAATGGGAGGACGACTTCGTCGCGGCGATGAAGGCATCCTCGCTGCACAGGCGGTTCCGGGTGCGGAAATCGAACGGTCGCGAGGCGGTCATCTGGAGGGCCACCGGGTCAATCCAGGGCCTGCACGCGAACACTGAGCACAAGGGCCACGGCAAGACCATCAACCTCGGGCTCCTTGATGAGCTTTTCGCCCAGGTCGACTACCGGATCTGGGCGGCGTGGCGACCGGCGATGATCACCGTTGCGTCGGCGCAGGCGTACTGGTTCTCGACGGCCGGCACCTCGCGCTCGGTGCCGCTGAACGAGGCGATCGAACGCGGTCGCACCTTGATCGAATCTGGCGCACCGACCCGGACGGCGTACTTCGAGTGGTCCGACGACCCGAGCAACGACCGGGCGGACCGGTCGTTGTGGCCGACGTACATGCCGGCGCTGTGCCCGACCCCAGGCCCCTGCCGGTGCTCGCCGCACTGGCGTCACACGGTGACGATGGAGGCGATCGCCACCGAGCTGGAAGAAGCCGACACCCCGGCGAGGCTCGCCGAGTACGACCGTGCCTACCGGAACATCACCCGCGAGGATGACGCCCTGGTCGTCGACCCGCGAGTGCCGACCATCGAGGCGTGGCAGCTGCTGGCCGACGCTCGGGCGCTCGGCGGGAACGTGGTCGCGCTCGGCATCGACGCGTACGGCGGCAACGCGGCGATCATCGCGGTAGGCAACACCCCCACGGGCGTGCCGCGGCTGGTTGTTCTTGAGCACGGACCGGGGACCGATTGGGTGGTCGGGAAGGCCCTGCGGATCTGCGAGAACCTCAAGCCGGTGGCCGTCGGCATCGACGACAAGGCCGAGTCCGGGAAGCTGATCCAACGGCTGATCAAGGGCGGGCTCAAGCGGATGAGCCGCGAGAAGCCGCACCGCGGCGGCCTGTGGGTGCCGAGCATCTCGGACCTGACCGCAGCGCACGCCACATTCGCGGACACCGTCAACGGTGGCGGCCTGGTCCACCTCGGCCAACCAGGCATGACTCAGGCGCTCGCGGTGGCCCGTACCCGCGTGGTGGGTGACGGCGCGTACCTGTTCGGGCGTCGGGTGTCCAGTGCGGACATCACCCCCCTGGCCGGTGGTGCGCTCGCGCTCGCGGCCTATGAGCGGTACCAGGAACTCGCGGCTGTGGCCGCCGGACCGAACGTGTGGTGAGGAGAGACATGCCGACCAGAGACCCCGCACTTGTCCCGGTGCCGGCCCGACCGGGGCCGCCCACAGGGACGGCCGCGCCCGTGCCGAAGGGATCGGTCGTCAACGGCGCGATGGAATGGATCGGGTTCGCCTGTCTGGTCGCGTTCTCGTACTTCGTGTGGCCGCCCGCGGCGTTCGCGACGGCCGGCGTGGTCCTTGTCGTGGTGGCGAACCTGCGCGACGCGCAGCGCGACCCGAACCGGCAGCGGCTGGTCGACCGGTTGGCACGGGCGCTCGCGGCGTACCGGTCAGCGGGCGGTAGTTCATGACGGCGCTGCGGGCGCTGTTCGAGTCGCGGGCCAGCCTGGAGATTCCGACGACTCCGTTGACGTCGACGGCGCTGGTCGACTGGCTCGGCGGGGTGCGGCTCGACTCCGGAGTGACAGTGTCCGAGCGCACCGCGCCGCAGATGGCAGCGGTGTGGCGGTGCGTGTGGCTGCTCTCGCACGTGCCGGCCTCGCTGCCGCTGCACACCTACCAGCGGGGCACCCGGAACCGCACGGAGGGACTGCCGGCCGACCCGCATCCCGAGCTGACCTGGTGTGAGCTGGCCCGGCTGTGGTACGCGCACCGCGCGACGTGGGGCAACTCCTATACCCAGAAGCTCCACAACCGGGCTGGCCAGCTCAAAGAGCTGTGGCCGATCAGTCCGGACCGGGTCCGGGTGGAGCGGATCAAACCCAGCGACGGCAACCCCGGCGGGAAGCTCTTCACGGTCATCGATGACTGGGGTGTCACCCACACGCGCACGTCGCGGGACATCCTGCACATCCCCGGGTGGGGGTACGACGGGATCACCGGCGTGTCCCCGGTGCGGTACGCCGCGCAGGCGATCGGGCTCGGAATCGCGTCGGAAAAGTCGGCGGCGAAGGTGTTCGGCAGAGGCGCCCAACTGTCGGGGGTGTTGCAGACCGAGCAGCGCCTGGAGCAGCCGCAGGCGGACGCGCTCAAGGACCGCTGGCGGGCGAAGCTGGCCGGTGTCGACAACCACCACGACATCGCGGTGCTCGACTCGGGCGCGTCGTTCCAGCCGATCTCCATGCCCTACCGCGACGCACAGTTTCTCGAATCGCGGGTGTTCTCCGTTGAGGAAATCGGCCGATTCTTCGGGATCCCGCACTACCTGTTGGGCCTGACTCAGAAATCCACGTCATGGGGCACCGGCCTGGAACAACAGGCGCTCGGCTGGGTGGTGTTCGACCTGGCACCGGCGTGGTTGACCCCCACCGAGCAGCGTGTGACGAAGGAGCTGCTGCCGGCCCGCGATGAAGCGAAGTACGCGGTCCAGGGGCTGTTGCGCGGCGACAGCAAAGCGCGCGCCGAGTTCTACCAAACCCTGTGGGGGTTGGGTGCGCTGTCCCCCGACGAAATCCGCGACCTGGAGGACCGCCCGCCGCTGCCCGACGGGCAGGGCACCGGGTACTTCCAGCCGCTGAACTACCAGCCGCTGGGCACCACGCCCGACGACGATCCTCCGCCACAACCCGACGAAGAGGACGACGATGACCCGGACTCTGACGACGATGACGACTGAGCGACGCAGTATCGCCCGGGACGTCGCCGGGATCCAGCTACGCGCCGACGACTCCGGAGACGAACGGTTCGTGGGCCTGGCGCTCGTGTACGGCACCCGGGCGAAGATCGGCGACCCGAAGACCTGGGGCTTCTTCGAGGAGTTCGCCCCGGGTGCGGCGACCAAGACTCTGGCCGAATTCGACCAGCGAATGCTGATCGACCATGACACGTACTACATCGTGTCTCGGGTGTCGGCCGGGGACCTGGGCCTCACGCAGACCGGTCGCGGTGTGGAGGTGGACTCCGCGCTGGACGAGGAGTTGACCTACGTCCGGGACCTGAAGGTCAACGTCCGCAAGAAGCGGATCACCGGCATGTCGATCGGCTTCCGGACCATCGCCGGCAAGGTCGACTGGCAGCAGATCGAGGTGGAGGAACCGCGAGACGACGGCAAGATCGAGGTCTACACCGCCGACCTGCGGATCATCCGCGAGATTCAGTTGCTTGAGGTGTCCGCGGTGACTTTCCCGGCCTTTGAGGACACGGAGGCTGACCTACGCCACGGCGTCATCCCCGCGCTGGAACTGCGCGGGGATCACGACGCGATCGCCCGCCGGGCCAAATACCGGCCCGAGCTGGCATCCCTGCTGGAACAGATCGACCGCGAGCCGGCCTCGGCCACTCGCGCGGGCACCGAGCCGGCACGCACCACTCGGTACCTCGACGACTCGATCGACAGGCACATGCGCGGCATGGCCACCCGGTACGGCCTGCCGCTCGCCAACCGATCCAACTGAAGGGGAACCGACATGACCACATTGCTCAAACGGAAGATCGACGAACAGAACCAGCTGTGGAAGCGGATGCAGGAAATCCGCGAGGCCGCCGACAAGGAAGCCCGCGACTGGACCTCGGAGGAACGTCAGAACTGGGACGACGCCGAGAAGCGTCTCGATCAGGTGTCGCAGGACATCGAGCGCCTGGAGCGACACGAGAAGCTCGACAAGGTCGACCGGTCGCAGATCATCAACGCCGACGGTGGTGGGGCGGACGGTGGCGGAGACCCGGACGCCGAGAAGCGCTACTCGACCGCGTTCGAGGCGTATCTGCGCGGCGGCTGGACGCGGCTCGCTCCGGAGCAGCGGGAGTTGTTGGAAGCGAATTTCGTGACGACGAAGGAAGCGCGCGCGCAGGGCACTCAGCCGGACTCAGTGGGTGGGTACCTGGTTCCGGAGGGGTTCCGGAGCAACTTGGTCGAGACGATGAAGGCGTTCGGCGGGCTGCTCGCCGTCGTTGAGGTCATCACCACGTCGACCGGGCAGGACCTACCGTGGCCGACGAACGACGACACCAGCAACGAGGGTGAGATCCTCGGCGAGAACACCGACGCCACCGAACTGGACCTCGGTTTCGGCGGCGCGAAACTCCAGGCGTACATCTTCTCGTCCAAGATCGTCCGTGTGGCTCGGGCACTGTTGCAGGACAGTGCCGTGGATCTGGAGACGTTCATCCCGAGGAAGTTAGGGGAGCGCATCGGCCGCCGCGCCGCGCGTGCCTGGACCACCGGCACCGGGGTCGACCAGCCGCAGGGCATCACCGTCGGGATCACCACCGGCAAGACGGGTGCATCCGGCCAGACGACCAGCATCATCTATGACGACCTGGTGGACTTGGAGCACTCGGTGGACCCGGCGTACCGGCTCAACGCCCGGTACGTGTGGCACGACACCACGCTCAAGGTCATCCGCAAGCTCAAGGACTCCGACGGGCGGCCCCTGTGGGTGCCGGTCCCCACCGTCGGGTTTCCAGCCACGGTCAACGGCTGGCCGTACACGGTGGACAACTCGATGCCGGAGATGGCCGCGTCCGCCCGGTCGGTCGTGTTCGGTGACGTGCGCGCCGGGTACATCGTCCGCCAGGTGCTCGGTGTGCAGACGTTGCGGCTGGAGGAACGCTACGCAGAGCGGCTTCAGGTCGGGTTCCTGGGTTTTTCGCGCATGGACGGGATGATCCAGGACACCTCCGCGATCAAGGCGTACGCGAACGCGGCGAGCTGACCGATGGCTCGCGGTGTGGCAGTGGCATCCGGTGCCGGTGACGTCCAGGCGGTCACCGGTGCCGTGACCCTGGTCGGTGTGGCCGCGCGGGAAACCGCCGGCTCACCGGCCGCGGCCTCGCTCGTGCTTCGGGACGGCACCGACGCCACCGGCGCGGTGCGTGTGCCGATCGAGCTGGCCGCCAACCAGTCCGTGGCAGTGCAGCTGCCCGCGGTCGAATTCGCCACCGGCGTGTTCGTCGACCGGGAGGCCGGCACCACCGAACTGGTCCTCTACATCATCTGACCCGGGGCCAGCGTGGCTACCAGCGGAAGGAACGGAAACCCATGAAGGACTTGTACAGCAACACGAAGTTTGCCCGGTCGCTGTCACCAGCGGCGCGCACCGCCAGTGCGAACGGCGTCGGCGTCGACCGCGCACAGAACGACAGTTACTACCAGGAAGCGAAGGTCGTCGTCTCGACCGGGACGATCACTGACGGCACCCACACGATTGAGGTTCAGGAGTCCGACGACAACTCGACGTTCACCGCGGTCGCGGACGCCGACTTGCAAGGCACAGAGCCCGCGATCGTCGCGGCCGACGATGACAAGACTTTCGAGATCGGGTACCTCGGCCGGAAGCGGTACCTGCGCGTGATCGTCACGGTCGCCGGTGCGACCACCGGTGGCGTGTACGGGGCCGGTATCGAGCTGGGCAAGCCGCGGCGTGCCCCGGTGGTGAGGCCCTGATGGGCGAGCGCAGGATCCGTCTCGTGCAGTCCGTCGCCGGGCTCGACTTTTCGTGGCCGGCTGGTCACGAGGTCGACCTCCCGGAAGAGGAGGCGGCGAAGTGGGCGGATGGACAGCGCGCCGTGTACGTCGATGCCGACGCCGGGGTGTCCGACAACCAGGGGGACGGTGGCGGCGGTGAAACCGACCAGGGTGGTGGAGACGACGACGGTACAGCCACCGGAGCGGACGGACGGGCAGACGACGGAGCCCAGGAATCCGCAGAGGTCCCGGCGGACGGTGGCGACGCGGGGCGCTCCGGAGCGGCAGCAGCCACCGGAGAGGTAACGGACGCGAAGCCGCCAGCCAAGTCGCCGGCGAAGCGCGCCGGGCGAGCGCGGAGGTAGGCGATCGTGCTTGACCTTGGTGACACTTACGTGCTGGCGGCAGACTGCGTCAACGCCGCCGGCGCGCTCGCTAACGCCACCACGGTCACGCTGGTGGTGACCCTGCCGGACGGCACCACCGCGCCGCAGGCACCGACCAACCCGCCGGCCGTGACCGGCAAGTACACCCACTCGTATGTGACCACGGTGGCGGGGCGGCACGTCGCGCGGTGGACGTTCACCGGCGGTGTGCCGCAACAGGCGTACGCCGAGGTGTTCGACGTTGAGGAGACGGCCGCGCTGCTGTCCTTGGCCGCGGCCAAGAAGCGCCTGAAGATCCCGGTGACGGACACGAGCGTAGACGAAGAGCTACGCGAGATGATCGAAACTGCCACCGGGGTCTGCGAGTTCTACGCCGGCGCGCTGGTCCGCCGGACGGTCACCGAACGGCACTCGGCATCACAGGGCACAACCCAGCTGGTGCTGCGCAAACGGCCGGTCATCTCGATCACGTCGGCCACTGAGTCCGGAGTGGCCGTGCCGTCGACGGGCTACTCACTGTCGGACACCGGGATCCTGACCCGGGTGTCCGGATACGAACCGCAATGGTGGGAACCGGGCATTGACAACATCACCGTTGTCTACGTTCCCGGCCGCACGGTGATCCCACCGACAGCGATCGAGGCCGGCAAGGAACTGGTCCGGATCAACTCGCGCCCCATCCTGGGGGGCAACTACTCGCCGTTCGACGGCGGCTCATCCGACGACTACGGCAGCGACGGCGGCGAGTTCCGGTTCGGGTTCTTTGTGCCGAACCGGATCATGATGCTGCTGGAAACCATGAACACCGGGCCGACGGTGGGGTGACCGGATGGCGGAGACCAGCGTTCCCGGGGTGATCGACTACCTGGTCACCCAGATTCGCGGCCTGCCGGAGTGTCAGGCACCGGTACGTGTCTCGGACGGCTGGCCAGCCGTCCGCGGTGACCGGGGCATAGCGATCGGCATCACCCCGGATGATGAGGAAATCACGAACGAGGTTGCGCACGCTCAGCTCGGCGCGCAGCTGGAGTACGAAATGCCGAGCGTGCCGTGCGAGATCTGGACGTGGGAGGTCCGTGGCGACCCGGACGCGTCGACGAAGGCCGCGCGCGACGCCGCGGCGGTCCTGTTCAACGCGTTCCTGACCGAGGTCCGGCGGGACCGTACCTGCGGTAACCGCATCCACTCGGGTGCAGCTCTGATCACGGGCGTGAGGTGGATCCAAACGTCCGACGCGTCGGCGGCCGGCGCTGGCCGCGGTTGCGAGGTGCGTTTCGTCGTGACGTGGAAAAACCGTTTCTGAGGAGTCACAGTGGCCAAGATTCGACAGCCGTACGACGAACCGCGGGAGGTTCCCTCGCTCGGGCACCAGATGGTCAACCCTGGCCAGGTGATCGAGATCGGAAACGACCGACTCGCGTCGTTTCTGGAGGCGGGATGGCACCCGGCCGACGCTGCGACCCGGCGGACGGGTGAGCGGCTGTACGCCGAGGGCGTGATCAGTGTGCTGGCAGGTGCAGATGCGGCCCGGCTGGCGAAGCTCCGCGACGACCAGGCCCCCGCGAACGGCGAGGGTCAGGACGTCACCAGCGACGGAACGGAGGGCTGAGCGGTGGGTGTCGGGTCAGGTGTTGGTAGCCAAGTCGGATTCGCCCCGGAGACCACGTACGGCACGTATGCAGCGCCGACGCGATTCGTCGACGGTACGGCCAAGAAGAAGTTCAGCCCCACCAGGTACCAGGGTGGGGGCATGGCCTCTGGGCGGCTCGTCCGGCCCGGGTCACGGCGGGTGACCACGCAGAAAGCGGCCGCCGGCACGTTCGACTGCAACGTCCAGTCCCGGTGGATGGGGCACCTCCTGAACGGAATCCTCGGCGGCACGGTGACGCCGGTGCAGCAGGGCGGCACCACGGCGTACCTCCAGACGCACACGCTCTCGGACCCGGTCGGGAAATGGCTCACGTTCCAGGCCGGCGTGCCGGATTTGGGTGGCACGGTCAATCCGTATACCTTCGTGGGTTGCCAGATCATCAGCGCGGAGTTCACGTGCGAGGTCGGCGGACCGCTGACATTGACTGTCGAGACAGTCGCGCGGGACGTCACTGAGGCCCAGACCATCGCCGCGGCGTCGTATCCGGCGGTGAATGAGTTCCACTTCGCCCAGGCCAGTCTGAAATTGGGCACGTTCGGCGCGGAAGCTCTGACCGAGGGAATCCGCAAGGTATCCCTGAAGATCAGTGCGCCGCGGCATGAGGGTGGCCCGTACATGGGCAACTCAGGGCTACGCTCGAAGGGCGTCCTGAACGACTACATGGACGTCAGCGGATCAATCGAAACCGATTTCGACCCGGCGGTGAAAACCGCGATCCTCGACAAGTTCCGTGACAACTCAGCGACCAGCCTGGTTTGGGATTTCGTCGGCCCGCAGATTCAGAGCCCGTACAACGAGCAGATTAAATTCACCGTCCCCCAGGTCTTTTTCGACGGTGAATCACCGAGCGCGGACGGCCCGGATGTGGTTAAGCCGTCGGTGCCGTGGGTGGCACAAAACGACGGCACGAACGCGGTTCTCACCGTCGCGTACATCTCCACCGACACCACGTTATGAGGGGACGGCCGCCGTGGATATTCAGAGTCGCGGCGGCGCGGATTTCCTAGAGCTCGCCGCCCGGCTGCGTCGCCACGAAAGCGGGAAGCAGATCCGCTCGGCCATCAATAGGGTCCTCAACGGCGAGCTGGACCAGGTGGTTCGTGCCCAGCGCCGCAACATGCTGGGGATCGAGTCGCGAGGCATACGCGGCAGAGGGTCGGCGCGGCGGGAGACGTTCACCCGGCACCGGAGCCCGCGGACGAGGTCACGGGCGTTCGGGCTGCGAGCCACAGTCGCGCGGTCGGTGCAGCGACGGGTGAAATGGTCCGGCCGCCAGTACGGCGCGGTGATCCGCGTTGACCGCCAGAAACTGCCGCAGTCGCAGCGGCGGCTACCCGCGCATATGAACAAGGGCCAGTGGCGGCACCCGGTGTTCGGCGACACCGAGCGGTGGGTGCGCCAAGAGGTGACCCCGGGATGGTTCAGCAAACCGCTCGGTCCGGCGACGCCGCGAATTCGCCGGCTGATGGCGCACACCGTTGACATCACGTTGAGGAGGCTCACCTAAATGCGCATCGGCGATGAGACAATCGAATTCGACGCGGAGTCGTTGAATAACAGAGAATTGCGCGATCTCCGAGACGCGTTGAACATGCAGTCGGTCACGATGTTGTTCACAGCTCTCGGTGAATTCGAGGAGGTCAGCGGAAACCGCGACCTCTCGGATAAGCAACGCGCAATAGAGGCCGATAAGAAGCTGCGGGCTCATGGCCTGGATTTGTTCGATGTGCTGGCCGGCTTGTTGTGGATTCAACGTCGGCGTACTAATCCCGGACTCGAATTCGATGACGTCGTCTTCACCATGGCCGACATTCAGGGCGACCCACCGGAAGCCCCGGTGGGAAAAGCCAAGCGGACTGGGACCGCGCGGAGCACGAAGCGTGGTTCCCCGCGTTCGCGTACCACTTCGGGATGAGCAGCGACGACTATGACCGGCTGCCGTATCGGCGGTGGCGTGCCTGCATTCGGGCGATCGAGGTAATCCAAGAACCGCAGGGGAGGTGAGTCATGTCCGGGTCACTGAGGTGGGATCTGTACGGCGATGACCATCTCTCCGAGACTCTGGCGACGCTGGCCGCGACCGTCGACAAGATGGGCAAGCAGCTCGACTCGTTGACCGGTCAGGCGAAGGAAACCGGGGAGTCCCTCGGCGACACCGAGAAGAAAGCCAAGGGCCTCGGCGACACGCTCGCCGAGACCGGTGAGTCCGCCGAGGATGCCGCCGCAGCGCTGGACAATGCCGCGGTCAGCACGGAGCGCCTGGACCGGGAGGTCGAAGAGGCGGAGGCCAGCCTCAAGAGGCTTAACCGGGAGTTCGCCCGGACGGGTGACAAGGGCATCCTGATACAGATCCGGGGCGCTCGCGCGGCGCTGGCCCAACTACGTCAGGTCCGGAAAGGACTCGACGACGTCGGCGACGAAGCGATCGAGGCCGGGCGCAAAATCGGCGTGGCGATGTCCGCCCAGATCCTGGGCAGAGTCGGCGCGGTCCTACCCGGTGCGCTGTCCGGGGTGTTCTCGAAGATGCCGCCCCAAGTGCAGGCCGGCGTCGCGGTTGCTGCCGCGGCGATCGCTGTCGCGTTCAGCGCCGCGTTCGGCGCGGCAGTGGTGGCCGGCATCCTGGTCGCTGTCGGGGGCGGGGTCCTGGCCGCCGGCATCACGGCCGCGGCCAAGCATCCAGCGGTGTCGAAAGCCTGGTCCGCGGTCGGCGACCAGGCGAGATCCTCGCTCTCTGGGTTCCGGGACGCGTTCATCAGTCCGCTGACCCGCGCGGCGGGAACCTTCGGCGACGCGCTGAAACGGATGGGGCCGACGCTGACCTCGATCGGCCAACTGATTGCCCCGGTGATCGACAAACTGGCCCCCGCGCTCGCTGATATGGCAGAGAACATGCTGCCCGGAATCGTTGCCGGAGTACAGGCGGCAACGCCTCTATTCGACACCATCGCCGCGCACTTGCCGACGATCGGCACCGCCATCACGAAATTTTTCAATGCGATCGCCGCCGGTGCGCCCGGAGCTCAGCTTTTCCTTGACCACCTGTTGCGAGTGGTCGAGCTTCTTCTACCCGCCGCTGGCGGCTTCTTCGGCTTCCTGGCCGCCCAGTATCAGCTTTCAGTTTCCGTGTTCGTGGGAATCGGAAAGGCAGTTCTCTGGCTGGTCCGCGTGTTCCTGCAAGGCTGGAAGTTAATGATCGACGTCGCCGCGAAAATCCCCGGGCCGCACCAGAACGCGATGCGGAAATTGAGCCGGGCACTCGACGGCGGTATCAAGAAGACCAAAGAGCTTTCCCGCTCATTGGACAATCTCAAAAAGCCTCGTGAAGCGCGGGTTTCGGTCAAGACCGCAGCGGCGATGGAAAAACTCCGCTCCCTGAACAGGCGGATTGCCGCCGTTGTCTATGACCGAACGATGGGCATCACCGTAGCGGTCCATGGCGGTGGCCGAATCACCGAGCGCGCACACGGCGGCGAGGTTGAGCCCGGCCGGGCCTACAAGGTAGGCGAGCGTCGCGGAGAGCTGTTCATGCCCGGCGTGTCCGGCACGGTCGTGCCGTTCGTGCCGACCACGCCGGCACCGTCCGCCGTGGCCGATCAGGCACGTCGGGCGCGGCGTGACGACGAACGGACCGCCGTACAGTTCGCGCAGGCGCTGGTCCTGGAGATGCGTCGCGCTGGCCTGGTCCTGGTCGCGGACTCGGACCGGGCGATCGGACGCCGCGCCGACCTGTTGGCCCGGGGGTACTGAGTGGACACCGTCCAGTTCGTCGACAAGGTCAGCTCGTCACCGACCGTCCGCCTGGACCTCAACGACGACACCACATGGAGCCTGCGCTACGAGGGCACGGATTTCTCGCCGCCGCGTCGCCGCCGCGCCGAGGTGTCCTCGATGCTCGCGCATGGCGCGCGAATCCCGGCCGCCGTGTATGAGAATCGGATGCTCCGCCTGTCGTTGGATCTGCAAACCGCTTCGGTGGATGCCGCCGCGACCGAAATCCAGAAACTGGCACGCGAACTCAACAGGGTGCCGGCCACACCGACCGCGGCGGCGAATTTTCTGAAGTGGCAACCGGGCACCACCAATCCGGTGTTTTTCCGGATCCTCCCGTCCGACCTGAACCGAATTACCGAGGTACCGGGAACGGGAACGCTGCGGCATCTCGACGTGGAACTGCTCGCCGAGGAATTCGCCTACGGACTGCCCGAGACGCTGTCGACGGTCACCGTGAACCGCGATCCGGCCGCGGGTAGCAACCCCACGTATTTCGACGTGTCGGGCGTGAAAGGCGACGTTCCGGCGGCGACGAAAATCAACGTCGGCGACGCGTTTTTCAACATCCCAGGAACGCTCGCGATTCGCCGCCGCGGCACCCCCAGCAACGCCCCGTATCTGGTGCAGGCCGAAGCAATGACGATGGGCACGGACACCACCGTGCAGAGCAACGACACGGCGATGTCCGGATCGGGCAGCAACTACACCCGCACCACGTTCGCCACGGCGACGATGGCCACCCGGATATCCACGTTCGTGCCGGCGTCGGCCAGTGTCGACGCCAGGGGCATCTACCGGGTGTTCGTCCGCTACCGGCGGTCATCGGGGATCGGGGTGATCAACCTGCGTCTGGCGGTCGGACCGGAGGGCAGCGGGTCGCTGAGCACCACCCTGTCCACTGTGGGCACCGAGACGACCACCAGCATCCGGTACGCCGACCTGGGGCTGATTCAGATCCCCTTCGGAATCGATGCGGTGTATGACGGCCCGTCCGGGTCCGAGCTCCAGGTTTCGGCGAGCGCGGTTCAGATCGCGGTGCAGGCGGAGCGTTTGGTCGGTTCGTCGACCCTGGATCTCGACCTGGTGTTGCTGGTGCCCGCCGACGATCAGCTGGCGGTCATCGATGTGGGCAACGATTCCGTGAACAGCGTGATCTTTGATTCGTACTTGGACATGGCCTACGCCGACGACACCACCGGCAAGGCCGATTCTTCAGCGGACATCGTCGTGCTCGGACCAATGCTGGAACTCGCACCCGGCGTCACCAACCGGGTCTACATGCGGGTCGGGCATCTGATCTCCGGATCGAATCCGGTGGATATCACCTACTGGCCCCGCTACCTTTATGTACGTCCGGCGTCGACATGACCGGGCTGCCGGTGCCTCTGCACGTGATCCTCACGACCAACAAGACGGTCCGGCGGATCACCCGGGATCTACGCGGCTTGAGCTTCCGGTCTACCGCCCCCGGCGGGTACGCGTCGTGCGCGTTCAGCCTGGATCGGCCGCTGAGGTTGCAACCCGAGGAGATCGCGTACTACGCGTCCGTCAAGGTGGTGGACGGACGTACCGGCGGCATCGTGTGGGAGGGTCGCCTCGAAGACCCCGGCCGCGGGTCTGGCCCGGAGGGCGAGATCTGGGAGCTGTCGGCGGTCGGCCCGGCCGCGCACGCCCAGGATCGCACCGTCCCGTACATCGTGGTCGACAGACGGCTCGACCCGTGGGTGGTGTCTCGCTACTCGCACAAGGCCGCGCAGGTCGGCACCGCCGACCAGGAGGACCAGGTCGCTGCGGTCAAGATGCAGTTCCTCCGCGGCACAGTGGTGGCCACGACCTATTTCGGGGACGTGATCTACCACGCCGCCCGCGACGCCGGCATGCTATTAGCGCGCGTCTCATGCGACCA